TTTAGAGTTGCTAGCGCGCCTTTAGATAACACATTCATAAGTTTTTCAGTGGCTACATACTTTGGATCACTAGGATTCGTTTTGCCTTTAAGGTACATAGCTATACTGTCACCAAAACTACTAGTGTATGAATTCTCATTAAGCTCAAGAGCCTGTTCTAGAAGCGCAATAGCACTATTTTGACCTACGATATACTTGTCAGTCTCAACAGACAGATCTAGCTCAGGCTTAGTTAATCTAGTCGCTTGGTCTGAAAGAGTCTTAATCTCTAGATCTTTTCTAGATTGCTCTCTTTCGTAATAGTCTTTCACAAACTTAATGTATTCTGGTTCACCTCTTTTGTATCCCAAGTCATAGGCAGCTTTTCCTGCCACGGTTTGAGGAAGATCTTTCTTATTATCTAATTCCCATTGACGCTTTTCTTGCTCTGAAAGAATGTCATACCCTCTTTCTTGAGCTAATAACATTCGTTCGTTTTCTGTTTTTAAGAACAATTCTTGAAGATTCCTGTTATAGTTTCGCTCATCTGTCTGCAGAGATGTAGCTGTAGAAAGCTGCTCTTTAAGAAGATCCATACCAAATCTAGAGTTCTCTAGCAGAAGTTGATTTCCTGTGCTTTGTGCAGCCCTACGCTCTGCTTCTATATCACCCAAAGCTCCACTGACATTGCTAAGCCCATCAAAGAAATTGCCAGACTGCGTAGGCTTTCCAAACGCTGCTGCAATTCGGAACCACTTTTCTGACTCTGATGGACCCTTGCTTTCTTGGCCCGCTAGATTGGCCATGGCCTGTTGATACGCACCTACGCTCGTATTATATTCTTGACCTAAAGATTCTATTCCTACGTCTTGGCTTGTTTTTTGGCTGTTCTGGAGCATTTTTCGCATGGCTATAACATTAGGCGACATGGCGGGTGTTGGCAACGTAGCCTCTTCAATCAAGGCGTCCATGTCCAGAGGATCGCCCTCTAAAGTTGTATCAGGAGCTATTAAAGTTTCTTCTTCAACCTCAAACTCTCCACCAGGACCACCTTCACGATAGCCTTTAACTGGGCCGCCGCGTGCCAATCCAGTCCTATATCCAGATTTAGCACCTGTGGTGGCAGAGTTGGTGTATTTATTAACTGTATTAGTGTTGTTATCAGATTTATTGTCATTTCCTCTATCGTAAGAATCTTGATCATATATTAAGGACATAAGTGCCTCTTCATTGCCTAACCCACCGACTGTATTAAGAGTATTACCCATACCATTATTAACATTTGAACTCGTTATATTTGCCGCTGCTGGCCCAGGGTTAGCAACTGCTGTAGACGGTATCTCCCCTACTGGGGTACCTGCTGGATTTACATAACTAGAATCAGTAATGTTGCTAGAAACAAGACTGTTGTCATTGTTATTGTTAAACAAATTAGTGAGAGCGCCAGCAATGCCACCCGTATCAATATAATTACCGATACCTGTGCTTAAATCGTTCACAAACCCCTGACCATATTCTTGAGCGCCTTTGAATACATTCATCAAGTTGCCTTGATCATTATTTTCATATGCGGTGTTATACCTATCTTCTGGGCCGCGCATTTCTAGCCTTGCAGCACGGTTTGCATCAAGAACGGCTTGATGAGCCGCAACCATGTTCGAATCATCATAAGCATTGCCACCTCCACCGCCATTACCACCACCGTTGCCGCTACCATTGCCACTATTGTATCCTAGCTCACCACCTTGTTGCTCAACCCAATCTAAGTCGGCAACGATTTGATCCCACGATTTACCAGTAGAGGAGTCACTCATGTTGTCCAATAATGCTTGGCTATAATAGTCTAATCCGGGAGTACCGATCTGACGGCCAAGATTATCGACATACTCATTGTTTAATTGCGATTTTATATAATCGGGGTTTATGCGATAACCACCGTTTGATGCCATAAACTTTTCCCCTGTAACGGGGTTTGTATGCTCAACCATGGCCATGGTATTCATTGACCCTTCAGGCGGTGCGATCATCCAATCAGGAAGTTGATTTGTACGCGGCATAAACTCACCCGGCATAGACTCACCCGGCAGTAATTGTTCTATAGGAAAATTAGTTCCACTGTCTGGGTAAACGGTATCAATCGGCATCATCGGCGGCCCGCCGGGCGATATAAACTCAGGCGGCATTACTTCATCAACTGAAAGTTTATTATCGTAATCGACAATATCATAAGCATTACTTGCTGGATCAAGAGGTCCAGCGCCGTAGGCTGGTGCGCCTAAGAAATTTCCGAAGTAATTTCCAGACTGATTCATCAGGTACTGGTTGCCCGTATTATTGATACCTCGTTGGAACAACTCTGTGTCTGCGTTTCTAATGAACGCATTACGCTCAGCATCGTTTACCTGTCGATTTTCGTCATCGTAAACTCTTTGTCTTTCTTCAGGACTAGGTCCATAGCCAATCGCCATTGGATACATTTTGTTGTTATTCTCATTCTCTCGACCCAAATACTTCTCATACATTTCATTTACAGTATTAGGAGCTACGCGCTTAGAGCCTGCGAATTGCTTATTGGCGTACATGGGAGTGCCTGCAAGACGTTGATCGTACTGAGCAGAGTAGTTGTCATAAGCGGCTCTATCGTTTACATTATTAAGATCATATTTAGATTTTAGGTCATCATAATTATTTTTTCTCGTCTTATAATTAGCTATTTGATCGTCTTCAGATATTAACTCACCCGCAGCATTTACTTTTTCTTTGTCGTAGTTAAAATCTTCAAGAACTCCAGGATTTTTAACCCCTGCATATCCAAGCTTAGCCGCCGAACCTACGCCGTACTGTTTCTTTAATTTATTTAGATTAAAGCCCATGTCAAACTCCTATTATCCTGGATTCAAGCCTTTATACGTTGCAAAGCCAGAGGCCAATTGCGAAAGAGGTGAATTATTGTAAGTTGCGCCAGTCGTGCTGCCAGATGTTGTTGTTCTTCGATCTGTAATTGGAGCCATTCCTCGAACTTGTGTACTGAGCCAATCCATCTGCTGCTGTGGGTAAAGCTGCTGGTTCATGAATTCTCTCTCTGCAGCTGACAATTCTGTTTGGAGCTGCATTTGCTCTGATTTTCCTGCGGCTTCAAGAGCGGCGAGATCTTTGTAATTAGCATCTTGAGACGTTGTGGCCATATTAGCCATACTAGTCAATGCGCCCATCTGGCGTTGCAGGTCTTGAGCTTCGGCTTGCTGAACTTGCGAAGCTGCATTTAAGCCAAATTGCTGCTGACTTTGACCAGCTCCAGTACGTGCCTGAGCTAAGTTTCCAAGCTGAGACATTTGTTGTCCAGTCAGCTGACCCATAGTTTGACCTAACTGAGCTTGACGATTTGCGTCTTGACCCATCATCTGACCCGCTGTGGAAGCTGCTTGCATCTGACGACTTGCATCTTGACCAGTCAGCTGGCCTGCTTGTTGACCTAAATTAGCGTACTGAGAAGCACCTTGCAGTGTGCGACCTAAATCAGCGCCGGAAATGCTTCCTACTGTACCGGCAAGACTAGCTTGACGAGCCTTGTCAGCAGCTGAAGCTTGCATCGCTTGAGCGTAACCTTGCTGCATCATCGGAGCCTGCTGCCTTAGAACAGACTCTTGCGTGTCTCTTAGAGCCCTAGATCCAAATTCACCCATGCCTCGACTGCCAAATTGTCCGGCTCTTATAAACGAGTCAGAAACTCCGGGAAGCAAGTTCTCGGTCAAATTCCTAGTACCTTGCTGTGCCAGCGCATCCATGACATTGGTCTGATACGGATTCATGTACTGATCGATATTCGACACAGAAGACTGAGACGCCTGCTGTAAATAAGGATTAGCCGCATTAAGAGCTTTGTCAGCTAATGCCTGAGCAGTGGTGCTCTGAGATTGGTTTATGTACGGATTCGCCGCATTCATGCCACTAGCCGATGTTCCAGCCTGAAGATACGGGTTAGACGCATTAGACGCGCTCATACCTGCCGCTTGAGTTAAGTAGGGAGATGCTGAGCCAGAAATATCTAACGCACCAGCTTGATCAAAAAGCTTTTGCCCAGCGTTTAGATTCTGACCAACCAGATCGTCTCTTAAATAATTAGCTTGAGCAGTGCCCAACGCTCCAGCAGTTCCTGCTGTAGACATGCCTTCCATGCCAGTTTGAGCTTTACCGAAATTTTCTTTATAAGCTCCTTGTGCGTTCTGAATACCAGTGTAGGCTTGCTGTTGCAGTGGAGATAATTCAGCAACAGTAGGCAATGCATACGCCTCATAAGGTTTATTAGCTATGTTTGTAGCCCAATTTACTTGGTTGTAAATCGCATCCTGCATCCACTCTGGCGTTTCACTGGTACTGGCGCTATAAGATGTTGCACTTTGAGGGCTTCCTTCAAAAATACTACCCATTTGATGCTCCTTTTAAATACTGTAATGGGGATTTAGCGTTAGGACTAAACTTTCCTTTAGCTAAGACTTTGCCTTTGTGAGATCGGATATTTTCTCTCATTGTATCAAGTGCCGCTGCACCTGCTTTGCTAGAGCCATCGCCCAGCATAGCAACAGTCTCTGCATCAACTACAAACTCGCCATCGGACAAATAAGCTGGTATTTCATCAGATCTACCTGTACCTCCACCTCTTACATAGCGAGATGCTTGGCTTAACGGACCGCCTTGATTCATACGCATCGGGCCGCCTCGATAGTAACCGTTAAAACCATCGCCCGTAGACTGCATATTATACTGTCCAGAAGTCATATTGTTAAAATTCCCCGCCATATACTCCGTCAAAGACATATTAGCTCGGTTGGCGTCAGCCCGAATGGCATCCCAGTCCCAAGACTGAAGAGGTCTATTAAAGTATTCTTTTTGCTGTGGAGACATTTTCTCAATAGCCATACTAACATCTTCAGGAGCTTCTATGGCTCCAGCGGCCAAAATTCCTAAGCCAGTAGTCCTTAAAGGATCTTCTTTCAAGTAGTCCATAGCGTTGGCAAGGAATCCCTGCTCAGGCAAAGCCGGGCTATTACCAGCAGTTCCTAACCTGTAGGGCTCTGCAGCAACATTTGGAGAGCTCATTATTCCAGCAGTAAAGTCTTCTCCAAGAGGAGACTGGGCGCTCGAAGCAGCAGCAAATGTGTCTGGCGTATTAGGAATGCCGTTTGTGTAAGCTTGACCGTCATAGTAGCCAGTGATTTTGTCTCCACTAATCTTGTTGACTAAAGGACCGACGCTGTCATTGCCTTGCATTCTAAACTGGAATCCTACGTCTTTATTGCCGCTGTAATCTTTACGGCCAGCAAATGTGTTTTTCTCGTCTTTTAATCCACTAACAACAGACTCAGATGGCTTAGGACGAGACAACAAAGACTGTCCTGCAGTAAATAGACCTGCTGTCGCTCCACCAACAACAGCTTCTTGAGGCTTGTAGCCTGCAGTGAGCATGTTACCAGTTTGATCAACGCCAGTTTGAAATGCATTAGCTAGTGTTGACTGAGGTCCGGCGCTAGAGCCTGTTCCTGCAAAGTTTTTGAGAAGCTGTCCACCTGCGCCTTGTAACGCACCTTGAGCAAAACCCTCTCCTGAAATAGCTCCTGCTGCACCGCCGACTAAACCGCTTCCCAGCGTTGCTATTGCTCCTGGTGATGTTAATCCTAAACCAAGACCTTTATTAACAGCTTGACCTGCTGCACCACCAACGCCTCCAGAAATACCACCCATTACTGCGCCACGTAAAGGGTCTCCACCAGTCAATGCTGCTGTGCCTGCGCCAAGAACTGCGTTGCCTGCAATTGCCGAACCCATAGAGCTCATAAAGCCCATAGCCTCACCAATACCCTTCGCTAGCGGACCACCAAAAACCGTCAGAGCAACAGGAAGAACCGTCTTGAATATCTTTTTTAAACTTTTATATTCTACTAATCCAGTGTTTGGGTTTGTCGTGCCTTGGCCACCCATCCTTCGTAACACTTCAGCTTCACGAGGATTAATGTGGGCCAGCATACTGTCACCACCTTGCCCTTGATTAGCTAAATGTCTTCCAGCGACCATTAGACCGCCACGGGCAAAACCTTGTGCCGTACCTCGATCTTGTAGTCCGTAAAGTGCAATCAGAATAGATATAATAAATTCAGCATTAAATTCAGCAGGAGCATCGCCTTCATCGATTAAGCCGTCTTCAATAGACGCTTGAACCATTTCAGCGTACATTTCAGGATTCTGAAGAGCCGCTTCAAGCATCTCAATCGCTTCGTCTAAGTCCTCTGGGACCATAGCTGTGCGAGACAGACGCTCTTCTATGACATCAATGCCTTGACTGAACTCTGGACTCTGACTAGCGAACTCTATAATTTGTTCCCGCATTTATTTAACTCCTACACCAGTCGTGTTTTCTGTATTCATTATTAAGAAAGCCATAAATAAACATGTCTTCATCGTCATCGTATGCTTTTCTCATTGTCCCTTCTTTTAGAAATCCCAAATGCTCGCAGAATTTCTGAGAATCTGTATTACTGGCAGCAACCAATGCTGTGGTCCTAACTGCTTTGAGTTCATCAAAAACCATTTTAAATAAGCCGTTAAACATTTTAATAGTCGCCTTTGGCGTCCATTGACAAGTGGCGGCAATGTTTATGTCTATATTTCTTTTAGTAAAATTTGTTAGCAAAATAACACACGTAAATTCGCCAGCATCATCAACAGCCGATAACGCTCTAAAAACACTAGGAGCGCTCTTAATTCCTAAGTATTTTCTTGCCCATTTTTCTGCCATTTCTTCGTCTTGATAGCCAATATATTTCATAATGTTGTTTGAACAAACCTCTCTGCCCATTCTCGCCAGTCCGTAATAGCGTAACTATACGGATCTGGAAAGTCTTCCACTAAGTTACTAGATCGCATGTACTGCATAGCCCAATCTTGCCACTTATTCACATCATCTAGTGGCTGGTAAACGCCAAAAGCATCAAAATCAGTGATTAGGCAGTCAGCCCAGTCCTTGAGACCAATACCAACTGGGAGCGTAACACTAAGACTCATCCTAGATCCGTACCATCACCGCTGTCAAAGTGCGCGATGATCTGGCCCATTTGATAATCTCCGTACAGCTCATTACTTTCAAACTTAACTCTAAGCTCTCTTCTCTGCTCTTTTAGCATAACTATCTGCTGATAAGGTTCAGAGGCCGACTCAGGAAACTCAAATGTTGTACTGACCACTTCTGGCGCTCTTGCGTTAGCTCTTCCCGTTATATTAACAGTCATCGGACCGCTTTGCACAAAGTCCGGCTCAATCGTTGTGCAGCGTAAATATCTATTATTTCCAGTAACTAGGGTAGATAAGTCAGCTGTCTCAAAGTTAGACTTAATGGGTCTTACTGATGGGCCATCATACTCATCAGATTTAAACTCATGACGCCAAACTTTATAGCCGCCGCCATCATTTTTAACGCCTGTGAGAACTGGGGCAGCAAATGAGTTGTTAAAGTGTCCAGCAGACCTTCCATCGTTAGGGAGCTCAGTATCATACCAAGTCTGCTCTCGCACGTTATACACAACAGCGTGGGTGCATTCTGTCGCTGTTCCGCGAGGATAACACCACCAAATCTCGCCGTATTTTGGCACTTGAAAACAGAATGTTTTGCTTTGCTCGTTGACGTTAATGCCGTCAAAAAAGTAATTAAGATTCATGCTGTTTGGTACTTCGCGCACTACACCGTTAAACATGTAGAATCTATCTACGCCAGCCCAGTAAAATACTCCATCGTAATCTACCACGCAGAACTGAGACATAATTGAAGTGCCGGTCGCAATAATGTCAAACTGGAATACTGTTGATCCGCCTGTAAAAGTAGCCCTTAATACCGCGTCAAACGCCCAAAATATTCCTGCAGGGGCCGTTCCAGATCCCGCTCTCATTGGTAGACCCTTGATGATCTTTTGCCCCCAGACGCGAGCTAGGCCGCTACCTGAACCAGTTAAATCCGTTGGCTCTCCAGGAACTGACCAGCCAATAATGCCATCAGTACCATAATAAAATAAGTAAGGATGAAGACTAACAATTCCGCCAGTCACATTAGCGTTTGGAGGAAGTGGTATGCTTTTCAAATCGCCAGTTCCTAAGACTTCTCCAAAGAATATTTGACCATCCTGATCATTGCACACACAAGTACCATTTGGTGCCACTGAGGCTATTAAATAGTTTTGATTAGTAGATGAGGCATATTGGACATCAAACATCCAATAGTTGAAAGGATTTGCTAGCAGAGGATCAGATCCGTAGTCGAATTTCACTAAAGTAGACGTAAGCGTGGTTAATGTGTTGGTAATGATAAATCCATTAACCTGATCACCTGTGGTAACTGAAGTAATGGTGATTACCGCGCCTACTGCCGCAGCAGTGTAATTTGGCGTTGAGTTAAATGCAGTGATATTGGAGGCAACATCTGTTGCTGTTTGATTTAATGTACTGTTAAAGGCCACAGCTCCAGACATAATGTCAACGCCATTGACAGCAATCATACTTACTGATCCGCTAGCGCCAGCCAAAGTTACAGTTCCATATGCGCCTACAGCAACAGGTGTTCTGTCGGTAATAACTGAACTGTTACTTGTAGCGTCTAGCGTAAATCGCTCTAATTTATTTGCGCTGCCCGAATGACAGTAGACGTATAGCATCTGCGTAAACGTAGAAAATCCACGGCTTATTTCTTGTAATAATTTCTGAGTAGTTTTGTATCCACCCATTTTGCGAGGAAGCCCTCTTTGCCAGCGCACCCACTGACCATCCGTATAATTATCACCCTCAAACTTGGTTCCATCTCTTTTGATTCCTGGAGATGATTTTAATACAGCTGTTTGAATAGGCATATTAGTAAGTGCCTCCGTCTGCTGGTCCAATCGCGGTCCATGCAGTCCGTTGATTTACAGACTCAAATATAGCGATACCTGTAGATTTACCGCCCAAATTTATTAATGCAGCTCCTGCGGAGGTGGCTCCAGTACCGCCATTGGCGATAGAAATAGGTACGCCAATAGTTGCAGTGTCAGCATCTAAGATCACACTACCATCGCAATAAAATATACCGCGCTCATTGGTGCTCAAAGTAACACCTGTGGTTCCGCTAACTTTTACTGTGAATGTATGTGACCCAGTAGTTCGATTATCAATCCAATACTGTTGAACAGTTGCAGGTATAATAATGTTTCTAGCGCCTGTGAGCGCTCCAGTGAATCGATAAGCAACTCTATTTAGCTGGGCTCCAGACAACACAAAGTTGCCCGATCCGGGCACATCAATTACTGTGTAATCAAATGCGAAAGTCGCTGATTTACCAAATCCTATAGTGTAGAAATTAGTACCATCAGAAGCAACTATTGCTGACTCTCCAGGCTGAAAAGGAAGCGGAGACGTACCATCAATCTGAACACTGCCTGTTGGCGTTACCGCAACTTGGCCTGATCCTGAATTACGCAGATAGAGAAACCAATTATCGCCAACAATAGTAGGGTCTGGTAGTGTCAAAACACCTCCAGCTCCAGTCCAGTTGTACATCCTTGCTCGATCATTATCGCCAGCAGTATAGTTCGAGTTAAATGCTGTAATAGGTACTGACTGAGATAAAACAGTGCCAACAGCAACAATGCCTGTGCCAGCCAATGCCGAGGCGTTCGCGCTCGATGTGGTGGCTCCATACTGCAGGATTTGCCAAGTGCCGTTTACGCTAGTATTACTAGTTAAGTAAACTTGCCAAATTTGTCCCGCAGCGATTGTACCGACTTGAACACCGCCAGCGTTTAAAACCGTAAATGTATGGCTACCTTTATTGTTAAATAATATCGTATTACCTGTACCACTTTTTGTGGCGTCAGGTAGGGTAATGTTAAAGTTTATCGCAGATGGCGTAACATCCATGATCCTAGTGGCTAAATTGACGTTTGTAGACGTTTCTTCTGGCCAGCTAAGAACAATGCTGGCAGTTAAAGCAACCGAGCTGTAGCTTATTTCACTTGGGTATATATTGGCCCCACCAAAAACATCGGTATAACTTGGCATTATGCTTCACTCCTGCTTGCTGATCTGTCCATAATCTTACTTAAATCCTCGCCATTCAGCGCTTGCGCTGCACGATCATACATTCCAGTCCACATAGCAACTCGTTCGTCATTTTTTAAAAATGGAGCTGCTTCCAGAAGTGCGGCATATAATAAGACATCAGGCGCATATTCTGTCAGCCAATTACTTTGGAAATCATCTCCCAAAAGAGCTGGCTGCTCGTAATAAAGTATTTCCATTGTGCTTGCAGCATTAGGAGTCGGAACTATTAGCCAATGCTGATAGTCGTAATCTGCATAAAATTCAGGCGTGGCAGTCTCAGATTCGTTTGTCCAATAGTTGCGGCAGTATTCGTAAGATCGCGCAAATATAGACTTTCCAGAAATATTCATCGATATAGTGTCGCGCCATCGGTCAGGCTTTAAATACGTTGATACTCCAATCGCCAGCGGTAGATTAACTGCCCGGATGAATCCTTCTATTTTAAGCTCACGCGCAATACGCCTCTCTCCCAGGGTAATTAAACGTGGGAGTTGATCAAACACTATTTGATCGCTATCCTGAGTAAACCCTCGCTCTAAATAGCGCCTAAGATCTACCAGTAAGCTGTCGTAAGTCATCGTGTAGCTCATATTATTTCTCTCTGCTTACAGCTTTTACTTTTTCTACAGTACGCATGGCACCTAATCCTAACATACCCATCAGCACTGGCATCATTTCTGACAACGCTATCATGGGTATAGTTACGCCTGTTTTTGATAATTCTAACGCCATGTTAGCGAATGGAATAATCAAGAAATTACCAGCCATACCCATAGCACATATCCAACCTATTGCTGGACGCCAGCCAGCCACAAACATGCTGCTGTGAGCGGCTTCAACTTTATTGACTTCAATCTGAGCCATAACTTGCGCTTGAGC